CATTCTTCCCAAACTCTTTTTCTATAGCTTTTTCAGCCAGAAAAGGCAAATCGAATATACTTGCCCCATTTCTTAAAGCGAGCGCTTGACCGTATTTGTTCACTATTCGATACCCTATATCAAACGGTCTGATTTCCCTTGGGACTTTTATGCATTTACTTTGATTCTTCATTCCTTCTTCAAGTGTTTGTGTCATCACTCCACCTCCTCAATCTCAATTCCTTCACAATCAAACACCCATCCGAGGCCGGCTTCTTCTAGTTGTTTACGGGTGTGGGAATATATAACATCGTCTAAACTAAAGCTTTTTGTAAAGAAATACCTTTCCAAAAGTTCTCCATAAACCAACATATTTTCTTTAATATTCCCTTTAATCTTTACCAGATACCGCTTCTCTTTTTCGACCTCATAGCCGTTAAGCCAAGCAAGACAGAATTTTTCGATGTTATTTTCGTAAAACCAATCAGGAACTTTCTTATCATAATGATCTTCAATTACTCTCATTGCACCGTAAACATGAAAATTGTTTTTCTTTTTAAATTCTATATATTCCGCCACACACTGCGGAACTTTGACTGGTTTTGGTTTATCTAGTTGTTCCAAGTCTTGCAGAAAAATTTGACGAGCTAGTTCTGCTCCTTCAGCATTCCATACACCCTCAAGTTTTTTATATTTCTTAATCAATTCATTAAGTTTCATCTTCGCTTCCTCTGTAAATCAAATAAACTGCAATAACTACCTGAGCCATGCTTGGCGAATAGCCAACCCAATCATCAAACTCCTTAGATTTTGGCAACCAACCCTTAGTAGCTCCCAAATCATAGTCTGTAGGCTTTTCATCAGCGAAGATGCATTCCATCGCTCCCATAAACGTCATACCATCTTCTGCCATTTCCCAAAAATAGTCCGCCCGGTCTTTCACCACTTGTGGTAAATCTTGCTTGGGAGGTTGCGGCTTCCCGTCTTCTACCGTCCAGTTGTATACTGCATTAACTTTTTGCTTTAACTCTTCCATCATCTTCCAACTCCTCCAATTTCCGTCTCAATTCTTTATTCTTTTTCCTCAACAAATCGCGCTCCAGCGCTCTAATCCGTCTCTTGCGTGCATCGCACGGCTTCGAATACTCGATTATCTTCTCTTCGTTTTGCTCGATCGTGCGTTTCAGTCCGTCAATCTCAGCCTGTTTATCGTACTTCATCTTCTAAAAATCTTTCAATAGCTTCTCTGTAGGAGACTTCCACCAGACCGTCTAAGTCGTTCAGGGCTTCAATATAGTCTGGACGACCTTGCCCGTACTGCTCTTTCAAAAATTCAACAAAGAGATGAATTTCCTGATAGGTTACTCCAACCATGTTTCTTACCTCCCACTAAAAATGTAACGTTATTGATCATCTTTCTTTTCCTTTCTTGCTGCAAGTTCCCCGACTAAATAGCCGAGAAATAACCACAGAATAGCCATTCCAAATTCTTTAATAAGTTCAATCATTTTTTTCTCCTCCTGAAAAAGTCGCTAAATAGTAACAATCCTTAGAACCGTAGTCAAATCGTGTCGTCCGCTGACCAATGTGCTTCTGAAATCTTGGATGAGTGATAGCCGAGAAAGCCCACTGATGATCTTCCATCTGTTCAATGAGATCATCGACATTGTCAAACCTCCCAAGGTAAAACTTACAGTGCCCGTTGTAGACGAAATAAAGCTCTAACATCACTCCACCTCGACAGGGTAGAAGTTCCCAAAGGAACCTCTCAATGCCTTGCTAACCTGTAAGGCTGCCGCCCGAGAAATAAACCGCATGGCTTTCTTCTCCTCGGAACACGAAATATCCAAGCCAGTCACACTGACAATTGCAGACCTTAGAAACGGCTTATCCTCTCTTGTCCCATGCTTTAAAATAAACATCAGCCACCCCTATTCTAAAAATATTGCTTTCGCTTGTTTGTCAAATCATTGAAAACCATCAAATGGTCTTTATCTACACCCTTCATTAGTCTGGACATGAAAGGTCTGCCATATCTTTTTTGAATATCGGCAGAAATCAAATTTGTGGTAATGATTGTGTTTGAACGCTTATTCAAGATATTGTAGAGAATAGTAAATGACCATTCGCTATCTTTTTCCATTCCTAAATCATCCAAAACCAAGAACTTAGCACTAGCAATTTTATTGACCAGAAACTCTTCCTGACTAAAATCAGCTTTAATCTTCATCAGCAAGTCAGTTACGTTAATAAAAATAGCAATCTCTTTCGTGTACTCAGATAGAACCTTAACCATAGCAAAAGCCAAATGGCTCTTACCTGTTCCAGCTTCTCCTTGTAACACGATGTTGTTCCTAGCACCCTCAGACCACTCACGACAAATCCTCTTTGCAAAAGCTAGCTTTTCCGCTTCTTTTTCAGTTGGTGTTTCAAAATTGTCCAAAGTAGCATTTTTCAAAACTTCATCATAAAGAGAGAACTTTTCAAGATAGTATTTCCTCTCTCGCTCATTCTCAGCATTAGCCAGTTCATTCACTCTTTCCTGATTTTCTTCATGAATCCGCTCAGATTCACACATGCGACATACAACACTCTCGGTCCTCAATATCTTTATCAAAGGGATGTTATGCTTTTCGCAGAACTCTTCTTGTTGTTCTGTATTCCTACGATAAGATAAGGCGATTTCCTCAAACACATTGTCTACCATACTAGCCGACCTCCGCATTCATGCCAGCTAGCCATTTCAGACAAGCAGGCAACCACTTGATGAATTGGTTGGTCTGCTAAAAGAGTTTTCTTCTCGTAGCTTAACGGATAATAGTCAATCTCGAATTGTTCAATTAGTTCTAGTACCCCCATTCGTCCTTGGCCTCCTGTTCTTCTTTCTTATCCTTGTTCTTCTTTTCCGATTGACGAACCTGTTCAACAGTGGTAACATTGTTCATCTGCCAATTTCTTAAAATCCCACCAATATATTTGATGTTCGGCTTTCCTGAGTTAATAGCAGTCTTCAATGCTTCTTTCACCAAATCCACATCATTCTCATTTAGTAGATGGTTGATTTCTTCAATTTCAAATCCAGATAAGAGTCTACGAAACTCAGATTGAAAAAGTTCTAAGATATTTTCTTCACTACCACTACTAGTAGTAGTTATTCTTTTCTTATTCTTATCTTTATCTAATCTATTCTTATTCTTATCTTTATCTTCTTCTAGTGCGTTACCGTCCGTTACTGTAACGTTACCTGTAACGTTACCAAGAGCAAGATTTTTTTGTTTTTTACGGTATTTGGCTACACGGTTACGTGTCTGTTCCTTGATTTTCTCCATTCCGTCAACGTTTTGATGTTTTTCCCAATTTGGCAAGCTAATAATACCATCGATAATCTCAATCATCCCAAACTGTTCAAAAACTCCAATAGCCATTCTTACTGTATTCAATGGTCTACGAAAAATAGTAGCTAACATTTCATCTGTATAGTGAACCTTATCAGTCATCATCAACAAACCATTACTGTTATGTTTTCCAGCAAGTGTCAAAATCTTGAACCATATCACTAAGATGGCATCAGGATCAGGCAAGGCATCAATCAGGCAAATCTTTTCATCGTCAAAAATATCGGTTGTGATTTTTATCCACTTAATTTCAGACATACCGAGCACCCCACTTCCTGCGATTGGCACGATACTTCATCCGCATATCCTCATAGATGTGCCTGCCTTCCAGCTCCATTTTTTCAATCTTTAGCAGCTTATTTTTAAGGGTCACATAACGATAGTCCTTTGCTAGTTTTTCATAGTCGGTTAGGTATTCTTTGACTAGTAATAGATTTTTATAATCGTTTTCCCATATCGTAATAAAATGTCTTGAAGTTGATTCCCTTCCTTCCAGTTCTTTAACAATCATAATCAGGTTATCCAGCGATTCAATCAATTCTTCCATTTCCTGCCCTCCTCATTACAGAAGTCTGATTGCAGACTGTTTAGGTTCTGGCAAAGCTAATGGCTCAGGACGCAATCCTTGAGGCGGTTCGTTGTCGTAGGTAAAGCCCTTGAACGGACGACGAATATTCTTGCGGATTTCTTGACGTTCAGCTTCTCTACCACGTTCGTAAGCATGGTTATAGCCTTGAATAATCATAGACGCAAATTCTTGCTCTTCTCGTCTTTCTTCTTCCTTGCGTTGTTCCTGCAATTTGATATGACGGCAAGCCCCTGCAAATCCAAGCAGTAAGGCTCCAACCCCCATCAGCTGGTCTAAAATCGGTGGTTCAAACATTTTTATCTCCTTATCCTCTTTTTGTGCTATAATATAGTCAAATAATTTTGCTAAGACCTTGTCCAGAAGCCTTTTAGTAAAGTTATTATATTTGATTAGAGAGCCATTCTTTGATGGCTCTTTTTGACCATTTCTTACCAGGTAATTCCTTTGGAAATCCCTTTAAGTAACGATAATTATCTGAAAAGGTGGCATACTTAATTCCTAGAAATTCGCAGGTAGTGTTCACATCCATCAACTCTGGATAGTGATCACTATCTTTTTCTATTTCGACTAGCCTTGTGATTGTGTCCTTGATAATAGATTTAATCCATTCAGACAGTGAAAGTAGAACATTGTCCATCTTCTTCCCCTTTCTAGACGTCATCAAATGAGTTCAATTTCATGATTTTCATCTTGGTATTAGTGCTTGGCTCCCACGTCATCCAGTAAGCAAGAGCGGCATCCGCATGCTTCTTGGGTAGCAAGTCATAGCGACTAATGTTGAAGTGGTCTTTGAAATCAATCTCAGCTTGTCTAAAGACTGATTGAGCAAAAACCTTATCCGCATAAGCAGGACTGTCAATACCGCCAAGGCAAGCCACGACCCGAGCTTTGCGCTTCTTCAGTAGCGACTGAGCATAGCTTGGATGAATCGGTTGCTCACTCTTTAGATAGTCGATATCTTCCAGCATGGTAGCCTGTTGCTCACGCAATTTCTTTTGACCAGTGAATAGAGCGATAAAGGCATCCTCGTCCAAGTCCTCGCGGATAAATCCGCCCTGCTTGCGAATAGCTGGCAAGACCTCTGAAGTCACCCAGCGCTTGAATTCCTTAGCTTGAGGCAACTTGCTGGATAAGATGAGAGAGTAGAGACCAGATTCGTTGATGATCAACATATCCTGTGTTCCGCCACTAGTAGGGATGCCCTGTTTTAGGGCGTCCTCTTCATCAACGTGAAGAGTAATCGCATTTCTAGCCTTGCTATATCCTAGGATGTCCGCTACATCCTTCCCGACAAACCACGGCTCGTCATCAATTGTCAAAGTACGGACTTCTTGTCCGTGAAAATTAAAAATTTCGTTCATAGTATTCCTTTCTAAATTTGGTATAATGAAAATAAAACGATTGGAGAAATCTTATGGATTATCAAATTCTTATTCAACCTGCAATTAGTGTCATTCTTGCAATAATCTCAGGTTTATGGTCATATATTGCATCAAAAGCTAACAATAAAGCTGAGATTGAAAAACAGGCCAAAGAACATTCACATATCGTAGAGAAACTTGAAAAAGAATTTCATTATCAGATAGATACTCTCAAACAACAACACACCTTGGAACTTGAAAAAGTCAAACAAGCTCATGAATTACGGTTACAAGAACTTGAAAAGGTATCTCAGATTGATACTGAAACCGACAAGGCTATGAAGATGAATGATCTTATCTACAAAACTTTTACAGGCGAAGTTGATTTGGACAAAGCTTTAAAATTAGCTGATAAAGCTAACAATCACAAACAAAAACTAAATAAAAAATTTATTCAAAAGACTTCTAAAAAATCATAAATTAAATTTATTTCTAATTCTTTCAAGCTCATCATCTTGTATTTTTTTATACTCGTTGATGCGCTTTTTTCTGTCTCTTTTGCTAGCGTAGTATGTAGCAAAACCAATGATAAGATTGATTATGACAACAAAGTAAAACCATACTATTTCATTCATCTCCACCCTCCTACTCCAGCACCTTACTGCCGACTACCAATCGTTTAACGACAACGTCCATCTCCTTAAATTCGGCATTCTCTGCACAGTAGCGGACGCTCTCGCTGATGATGTGACAAATAGATACGCCGTACTCGTTCGCCAGCTCCGTAGCAATCTCCCAGGCATCTTTGTCAATCCGTGTTACTTTTTGCGCTGCGTTGTTCATACTATTTCCTCATGCTCTAACTATTTTCCCAAGGGTTCTCAATCCCTAAAACATCTGCAACTTTTTCCTTAACAGACTCACTACCTTTGCCATACTTCAGCAACTCTGAAATAACTGATGATGCTACAGATACTTGTTTTGCTAACTCAGCTTGAGTCATATCAAGCTCAATCAAACGAGTTTTGATTTTAGCCTTGATTATCTTTAGTTCTTTACTCATCTTTCTCCTTTCTATTTCTTCGTTTCACTTTCCAGCGCTCTGAGTTCTATCTCATGGCTGGCTTGTTTAAATAGCTTCTCACACGCTATTTTAGCTTCTCTGTACGTTGTGTTCTCGCTGATGAAGTAATCAGCAAGTTCGATGATTTTATCTTCCATTCAACCTCCTATATCAGTCTCAAGACTGAGGTAATATCTTCCTAAATTGCTATAATAATCTTGACTAGGACCTCTCACCGTTTTAGTCAAAATTCCAATAGAAAGGAGGAAATTTTATATGTCAAAACTCACTAAAGAAGATGTTTTACAAGTTTCTCAAGAAATTATCAACGATGCTATTCCAGTTATCAAAGATATGTTAGATGAGGTATTTAAAGAATACCCAATCGACATGGAAATTAGAAAGGCTATTCTTAATAGCGTCCTTGTCGCTCATAAACTCAGTACAGAAACTACGGTTTCGTTGCTAACAGAACTTGTAAACGCTCAAGAAAACTAGTGTTTCTTAGAATTTTTTCTACTAATTCAGGGTCTGCCTTTACGAGGGTAGACTCTTTTTTCCCACTATACGGATATCGTCTTGGTCTCATTCCCTCTCCTTTCTTTAAAAAAATTATCTAAAAAGTTAGCGAATTTCTTGACAACTCTAGTCAAATATTTTAAAATGAAAACATAGAGAAAAGACCTACTAAAAGTAAGGTTTACCTATAGAAAACGGACGCCAATCAGTTTACTAGGCTTTATTTTTTAGTTGTCTTATTCGCTAACTCTTTAGCTTACGATTATTATTTTAAAACATTTGACTAAATATGTCAACAATTTTCTACAAATATTTTAAAATTATTTTTCGTTTGCTTAGAAAGGTTCTAAAAAAATGTTCGTAGCATTCGATAAAATAAAGGAATTAGCTGATAAACAGGGGATTTCTATAAATGTTTTGGAAGAAAAACTTGGTTATGGAACTAACACTTTATATCGATTAAAAAGAAGCAATCCGAGTTCAAAAGTTTTAAAAGAAATAGCTGATTACTTTAATGTAAGTGCAGACTATTTACTTGGTCGCACGGATAATCCTGCCATAGCTGGTGATTCAAAAGAATACATATGGCAGGG